CAACTGGAAATCCCAACAACAACACCTATTGGCTGGATACTGCCAACACTCTTTGGGGAATTTTTGAGTGGAATCAGACCACAGCTGCATTTACCAACAACATTCCTACGGTAATCACAGACACAGCGGATCTAGAAACTGCCAGCACAGTGCCATTGCAAAATATTGGCAACATTGGTGACTACGCTGTGGTTGCTACCAGCACTGTTAATCCTATATATTACAAACGTGGTGGCCCAACAGCTAGCCAGACCAGTGCAACAGACCTCAGCGATCTTTACAACACCTGGGTATTGGTTGGAAGCGACGAATGGAAAACAGCCTGGGCTACCATACAAGGAACCAATACTCCTCCATCACTCATAGCGGGCAACAGCCTTGCTATCAATGACATCACTGTGGCAGTTCCGGGCGGTGATCCCACAGTAGACGGCCTGGCTGACGCTATTAACTCGTCGTCTATTACTGGAGTATATGCAGCGGTAATTGGCGGCAAGCTCAATCTTTATGCCGACGGCACAGCTACCAATGACGGCAGTACAGAAAATGTAGGCATCATTGCCATCAACAATGTTTCAGGTACTCTTTTGGCTGCTTTGGGAATGACTGCAGGTGAATATCGTGCGCCAGAATATTTGAGTGCTTACAGCTATCAAGCACCACGCTGGAGAACCACAGATACCAATCCAGAGCCCACAGGATCAGTGTGGCTCAAGATCAACAATGTAAATCTGGGTACCAATCTTGTGATCAAGAAATTTGATGCCACTTTGGGCACATTTGTTCAGCAGGCTTGCCCAGTATACCAGAGTGATACCAACGCACTGTATGGTCTAGATCCCAGCGGCGGTGGCCTAAATATTCCAGCAGGTGCAACATACGCACACGTTGACCCAAGCACTCATCAGCCACCACAACTTGGTGTGGTACAACAAACAGCAGGTTTTGAGATTCTTGAAAGATATGCTTCGGGAGTTACTAATATTATTGGCAGTGACACCACCCCAGGACCATTTGTAAGTGGCAATACATTTACTATAGGATACACTTCTGCTGGAAACGAATTAAATACCAATGTCTTGGTCACACTGGCCGGAACCACAGTGGCAGATTATCTGACCGCTATAAGTGCTGCCTTGCCTTCGGGTAGCCCAGTCAGCGTGACTCAAAGCAGCACTGGAGCCATTGTGTTTACTCACAGCCAGGGTGGCGGAATATTTTTCTATCCCGGCAACAATGGATTCATACCTTTGACCGCAGCTGGATTCACACCGGGCACAACTCGTGGAGTAAGATACGGCAATGATATACCTAGCTATGCAATACTTGATAATTGGGTAACAACCCCAACATTTACCTACACAGCCAGCACCACTGCTCCAGACCAAGATCCTGACGATGGGCGTTTGTGGTACTACAGCGACGCCAGCACAGGAAGTGCTGACATCATGATTCAGAACAACGGATCCTGGGTGGGTTACCAAACAGTGTCAAATGATGTGCGCGGAGACAATCTTACATTGACCAATGCAACTGGTCCAATTTTCAGTGCCACAGCACCGACCACGCAAACCGATGACAGCCAAAGCCCATTACAGTACGGAGATCTCTGGATCGATACCAGCGATTTGGAAAATTATCCTGTGATAAGCCGTTGGAGCAACGTAGACAGCAATGACCAGTGGGTACAGCTCGATAACACTGATCAGACCACAGAAAACGGTATCCTGTTTGCAGATGCACGTTGGGCACCCAATGGAACCACAGATCCTATATCTGATCCAATTCCACCAGTGGCCACTGGCACCACTCCGCTGATCACCAGCAACTACTTGGACTTGGATGCACCTAATCCTGGCTTGTATCCACAAGGCATGTTGTTGTTCAACACACGCAGAAGCGGATTTAATGTCAAATCGTTCCAGGTTGATTATTTCAATTCAATCACGTTCCCAAATGAAACTTTGCCCACTGAAACCAACGCCTGGGTCACAGCTTCGGGCAATAAAACAGATGGCAGCCCTTACATGGGTCGCCAGGCTCAGCGTGCTATCATTGTGGCAGCACTCAAGAGTGGCATTGATGCCAGCACCACGGCTCGCGAAGAGCAGTTGGTCTACAACTTGCTTTCGTGCCCACAGTATCCGGAATTGACCGCAAACCTGGTGGCACTCAACAACGAACGCAACAACACAGCGTTTGTGGTTGCAGACACGCCCTTAAGGTTAACCCCAGAAGAAGTTGTAGCTTTTGCAACTAACAACACCGGACTTGGATTACCTGCTCAAGATGGCTTGACCACCGGCAGCATCTATGCTGGCACATTCTATCCCAGCTGCCAAACCACAGATCTTTCTGGAAGCCCAGTGGTACAACCACCCAGCCACATGATGATCCGCACCATTATTCGCAGTGATGAAGTGGCTTATCCATGGCTGGCTCCTGCTGGAACACGACGCGGTGTCATTGACAATGCCACACAAATTGGTTATGTTAATGCTGTCACAGGCGAGTTTGAAAGCCTGGGTGTGCGTCAGGGCCTACGTGATATCCTGTATGAAAACCGTATCAATCCTATCACTTTTGTACCGGGTGTGGGTATCACCAACTTTGGTAACAAGACTTTGACCGGTTTGGATTCAGCCTTGAATCGTATTAACGTGGCACGCCTGGTTGCATTTATTCGCAGTAGGCTCGAAGTCATTGCCAAGCAGTTCTTGTTTGAGCCCAATGACCAGATCACCCGCAACGAAATTACCAATGCCATAACCAGCTTGATGATTGATTTAGTGGCCAAGCGCGGTATCTATGACTACTTGGTGGTTTGTGATTTGACCAACAACACACCAGCTCGCATAGATCGCAACGAACTTTATGTGGATATTGCTATTGAACCTGTGAAAGCAGTGGAATTTATCTACATTCCGGTTCGTATCAAGAACACTGGAGAAATTGCTAGCCAATCAGTATAAGGAATCAGTGTGGCCAAAAACCACCCTGAGCCCTAGCATAAATAACAGTACATAGGAGACAAATAACATGGCCGTTTCATCACTCAGCAGAATGACAGTGCCCTTGGCAAGTGATCAGAGTTCACCAGTTCAGGGCTTGCTAATGCCCAAACTAAAATATCGCTTTAGAGTGATATTTGAAAACTTTGGCGTCAGCACACCTCGAACAGAGTTGACCAAACAGGTCATGGATTTCACACGCCCCAGCGTGAGCTTTACCAATATTGACGTGCCTGTGTACAACAGCACAATTAAATTAGCAGGCAAATATGCCTGGGAAGCAGTCACATGTCAGTTGCGCGATGACGCAGCCGGAAATGTCAGCAAACTCACCGGCGAACAGCTACAGAAGCAGTTGGATTTCATGGAACAAAGTTCTGCAAGTTCGGGCATTGACTACAAGTTTCTGACAAAATTTGAAATCCTCGACGGTGGCAACGGAGCCAATGAGCCAGTGGTATTAGAGACCTGGGAGTTATATGGTTGCTACTTGCAAACAGTAAACTACAACACCATGGATTATGCAGCCAGCGAAGTGGTCACAATCAGTTATACCATCATGTTTGACAATGCTATCCAGTCTCCTGTTGGATCTGGTGTAGGAGCTGTTGTGGGAAGAACTCTAGGCGACATAGCAACAGGCGCAGGCAACGGATTGATCTAACGCCATGAGTTATTTTGGCGAAGATTTCCTCAAAGGATTCTTCGGCGCAGACGGTCTCAAAGACTACAGTCACGCGGCCAAGACCTTTCGTACCAACGGTTACGAACTCAGTCCTCGTTATAAATTTCTTTTCCATGTTTATTTTACCATAAACACTGGACAAATACCTGCACTGCAAAATGCCTTTGGCGAAGGTGAAGTGGCCACAGTGGGTCTCATGGTCAAGACTGTGCAGTTGCCCACTTACAGCATCACGGTAGATACCATGAACCAGTACAATCGCAAACGTCTGGTTCAAACCAAAATCAATTACAACCCTATACAGATAGTGTTCAATGACGATCAAAGCGATTTGATCCGCAACATGTGGTACAACTACTACAGGTACTACTACAAAGATTCAACATTGAACTACGATAATTCAGCCAGCATCAACGGCAGCATTGGCAATCTGCAGACCTTGCAAAACGGATTCAATTACAACACGCGAGACATCTACGAAAACAGTCGTCAGGTCGGCGACTGGGGCTACATTGGCGAAGGCTATCAAGATTCAATCACATCTCTTGGACAAGGTCTGGGCAGCAACAACAAACCACCATTCTTCCGCGATATCAAGATCTACGGTCTCAGTCAGAAAAAATTTGCCAGCTATGTGCTGATCAATCCCATGATCACCGAGTGGGCACATGATCAGTATGATTATGGTCAGGGCGGAGCCACCATGATCAACACCATGACCATAAATTATGAAACAGTCAAATACTACAATGGTTATGTGGGCGGCAATCAACCCAGCAACCGTGTGGTGGGCTTTGCTGATCCCAATCATTATGATGTCACACGCAGTGGCATATCTCGTCCGGGAAGCCAGGCCACAGTGTTTGGTCAGGGAGGCTTGGTTGATGCTGGCATTGGTCTGTTGGAAGATCTCAATGCTCTACAAACTGGACAAGGTGGTTTACAAAACATCTTGGGTGCTGTGCAAAAAGCTGGCACCGCTTTTGAAACCTTCAAAGGCAAAAACATAGCCAGCATAGCTAATCAAGAAGCACGACAAGCCGGTCAGCAGATTCTACAAAACAGCTTGCCAGGAGCCATGCGAGCAGTGGTCAATGCTGGCAACGGAATCTTCTTTCCCAATGCACCAAAAAATCCCACTACCCTTCGGACTGTGGGCACCGGAGTAGGTTCTGGTGTGCTGGGTCCAAATTCACGCATAGGATTCTAAATGGGTACCACAGTCAACTATGTCAACCCCAACGTCGACGGCACAGTTCGAATATTTGACGAATTTTATGTTTACTCGGCCAATGTACCACAGTTGCAATATGACGCTGTGTACAGTTATTTTTTCAGTGTATTTGGCACAGCCGAAGCAGCAGGAAATTTTACAGTATCACTATTTAGAATCAGCGAAAGCAGTGACATTCCTGTCATGACCTTGTTGCAGGATTTTCAAGGACAAAGTGCTCCCGAATTGACCTTGACCCTGGCCTACTATCTCAACAGTATTCGCAGCAACGCCACCTTGTTGGGTGTGAATGCTGCCACTCAGCCCAATTACTATGTGGCCAGGAATGTGAGAGCATGACATGCCTAACTTCCGTCAAGGATTTTTTGAAATAAAGAACCCTCACAAGTATGTGGGTGCAGGCAAACCAAAATATCGCAGCGGTTGGGAAATGACCTTTATGATGTTTCTTGACAACAACGAGCATGTTCTACAGTGGGCCAGTGAAAGCATCAGCATACCCTATCGCAATCCCATCACCGGCAAGCAGAGCATGTATGTGCCTGATTTTATTGTGA